CATTTTACCCCCTTGTGAGTTTTAGGATATTTTCAATCTGTGCCTTAATAATTGGACCTCTATTTGGCCAATGTATGTAAGGTTCATCACTTTTAGATAGATTATATAAAAACGGTAACATAATCTTTTCTAAATCTTTAAACCTTTTTTCATATGCTTCATTGGCAACCGTATCAGTTACGGTTTCTTTTTCTGCCACAATCTGCATAATCTCATTCATCATTGATTTTATATCAGTGACATCTTCTTTAACTTTTGCCAGTTCTAAATTAGAGTTCTCTACTAACTTAGGGTCAATGGCTGGTGTCTGTTCAACGGATGAAACCGGCGTCATTCCCCAATCGTCATCCATGTCAAAGCCACGCATATAATCAGGTATATCTGCCATACTATTTTCCTTTTTTTTGTTGTGATTGTCGTTTTTGGTGTTTCTGTAACACCTGTCTTGTTTTTATATCTTTAATAGATTTATTGCCATATAAGTCATGTACTTTAGAACCTGGATGTGCGTCACCAATTCTACTTAACATATCTTTCCAACCACCATCGGTTTTCATACGACCCATACCCATAACACCACCTACAATATTAACCTTAGAGATTAATTGTTTCATATGTGGATTCTTTTTCTTAAACTCATCAAGTTCAGCAATTGACATCATTTCTGTCGTTACTTCACCTGTCTTTGTATTTTCAAAATCGTATGTTGGCATATTTTTTCCTATTTGAAATATTTATCTAACATCTCTAATTGGTCATTATACTCAGCAATAATCTTCAATTCTTTTTCGATTGTTTCTAAGTGGTCTGGATGTTCTGCAACACCAGCTGGATTTTCCATTAGATTTAAAACATTTGCTCTATGTTTATCAATATGTCCCTTTGCGTGTGACTTTAACGCTTCTACCATTAGTTCTCTATTAGCCATTTTTTACTCCTTCTAAGTACCAACTTGGTGCTTTAGAGGGAGCTTTCCAAGTTGCAAATCGTCTTTTTTCTAAAATGTAATACTTTCGATAACTCGCTACGCTGTCACCTGGCACCTTACAATGGTCTGGCATTGCTGGTGTTGCATCACTACCTTTCTTTTTCCAGTTAGCACTTGTTGGCGGGTGTGATAAAATACTTTTCAACAATCTAACTGATTTATGGTCTTGTATATGACCATATCTTTTTTTAAATTCTTCGTTTAGTTCTAACATATGATTATATAACCACACATAGTTCCAAGCAGAATCCATAACCCATACTGTACTAGGGTGTTTTGGATGACTTGCTTTATATAAAACAGGTTCTAAATTAGGATTAGGATGTTTCCATCTTTTAATCTTACGACCATTTTTAGTCTTATCATAATATTCTGTGCCATCTTGCATACGGTGTGCCGTTGATAACATCTGACAAGATTCTACAATCATCTTTGATGTATGCTTGTCACAAGCCATCTGAGCTGCAATCTTTGGGTCTTGGTGTAAATAAAAGATGTTCATTTCTTTCCTTTCATAATATAACCGGTGCCTGACTTTCTATCAGCCCACCGTTTACGCCAACCATAATTACCAATTAGGCCGCCGTAATGTTCACATATTTTGAAAAACAAATCTTTAATGTAAATGAGCATTATATAAATCCGTTCTTCCATATTTTTGACATAGTTTTTTCCACACATTAAACCAATAATCTTTAGCCCAATCTGAGGTAGCATTTTTACAAGTTAACATAACAGCATTTATTTTGCGTTCTGTTTCTAATTTGTTACCCATAATTCTTTCCAAATCAACTGTATCCATCATATCTAATAATACACCATTTTTACTCATTTGTCAAGCCTAACCTTGTTTAGACTTCTCATTCCAATCCATAATCTGGTCTAATTTAACCTTAATTTCGTCTGGATCCAAGTCCGATAGTTCTTTTGCACCTAGTTTCTGTACAAATTTCTTATAATCTCTTTCTTTTGCTCTTAATTTTTTAGTAGCATTCTTCTCTCTTTGAAGTTGTGTCTTTAGTGATTCTTTTGTATTGACTTCAACTTCCTCTTTGGCCTCTTTTCTAGTTCTCAATGAAATATTGGCCGCTATCAATAGTAATACAGCTAAAGGGTCAAATACAAATATTAATACAATGATTACCCACCTTACAGCTTCATCAAAGTGGTCTTTTGCCTCATCGCCATAAATCAGTTCTGCAATATATTTAATTGGTCCTACTTCAGCTTCAATCTTATCTTGTTCTAATTGTAATACAGATTTCTGTTCAGTGAGTTCACCAATCTTATCACTAGCATTATTGATTGATGTTTGTAAAGTATCTCTTTCTTTTTTTTGTTTTTCTCTTTCTTTAAGACCTCTGGTTACATATTCCATATCAATGTATTTGTCCAGAGCTGCATCTAATTGGTCAAGTGTCTTTTGTGACCTGTCGATAATTAAATTTTGTTGACTTATTTGTTTGTCGATTAATTCTATTTTGATATTGTTACTAGAAGTTGGTTGTACTTGGTCAAGGTGTGCCTTTGATAAGAAACCAAAGATACCCATAGATGTAATAAAGATTAAAACAATAACAGCGAATGTTAAATAAGTTTTTAAGGTTTTAGGTACAAGTTCATTACGCCAATTATTGTATAACCAACTGGCGGCTACAAGTTTACCAACCTCTAAAGCACTACCCATTGCAATAATAGGTACAACTGCGCCGGCAAATAAAGTTGCCAGACCTACGATTGAATAACCGGCCGCTATCACTGATATAGATATGGCCGATATAAAAGTTATTAATATTGTAAACATAAGTCCTCTACTGTATAATAGGTAACTCGTATTCTGTTCTTAATTTTTTTATAATACTTTTTACCTTAATAAAATAATTCTCATCTGAAGCATAAGCGCCAAGTGTTTTTAACAATTTAAAAGGGTCGTTAATACCTTGTTCGTGTTTTAGTTTTCTATACTCCTCAAATGCTGTACCATTATTTAGTATATCCATATAATGTTGTACACTATCACACTCGTGCATATAAACTTTTACACCCCATTTTTTAGGATTATTAGAAGGCAACATATGTGGTTCTCTTAAATCATATGTACGAATACCAAACAAGTTTTTACCTTCTCTAGCAAACCTACTTGTACCCCAACCACTTTCTAAAGCGGCCTGAGCAAGTAATAGTTCTAAGTTTACAGGCATAATATCACTTGTTGTATTGTAAATATAATTTACACAATCACCTACACTTTCAATAAATGTTTGATTACTGTCGTGTTCAAAATCTGGTTTTTTAACTGCAATAATTTCAGCTAAAGTATCCACGACTTCCTGCATTTCAGTTTCTTGTACATTAACTTGCTTTTCTTTGTAATTGTCCCAAACCAAGTATCCAAAAATAAATACTATAACGGTTGCTAATGTATATAATATAGTTTTTATTTGTTTCAACATTTAGGCCTTCTTTCCTACATATGAAGAAATTAATTTAGACCTCATCACAATATATTCATAACCATATATTGTTTCTGCCTCATCATATTCAGTTGCACCAATCTTAATCGGTTTCATTCTTTTCTGAAAGAAAGCAAGGCCTCCTTCATTACGAATTTTCTCCATTTTTTTGAATAACTTTTCTGATTGTCTTTGTGTTAGATTGTCTTGTACATCTTTTGCCCAATTGCCGGTGTAATACACCATTTTAGACTCTAACTGATTATCCCTAAACTTTTTTAACTTGTCAGGAATATTTTCGATTTGTGCCTTTAGATAACGGTCAATTTCTTTACTCGCCATAATATAACTCTCCTTTTTAGATTATAAATCTGCAATTTTGAATTTTTTAATTACATTCTTCGTAGGTATAACTGTCGTGTTACCACCATCAGCAAGCTCGTAATTATCATCATAATTGTAGTCACTCATTAAAACATGAACCTTTGCGTCTTTCTTTACCAACCAACCTGTTGATACACAAATAGCAGGTTTCATTCTTTCAATATCTTTGATAGATTTCCAACCAGCATCTGATTGAATATCCTCCCAATACACAAGATAAAAGTCGTATGTAAAAGGTATTTCAGGAACACCGTCCTGGAATTTTTTTGATTTAGTTTTTGCCATTTTGTTTTTTATTTTTATAGTCTTGGTATTGTAACATAACACCCATAGCCAGGCAAGCTAATATTATTATTAATATTTCCTGAGGCATTATGGTATAAATCATATCTAAGATTTCAATTACTGACATTCTTTATCAGCTATTTTCGTATCTTTCAATAACTCACACTTATATAGCTTGTCACTCTCTTGTCTTAATTGAGCAGTAATATCATCTATGATATATGGCATAGTCTTTTCTAAAGTGTTAGCCATTTGTAACATCATAACATAGGCGAGTTTCTGCATTTCACTTTTTAATAATTCAGAATGGTCAATAATATCAGAATTGGTAACAACATGACCAATAACCGCCTTATTATAATCACTCAAATTATTTTCATTAGCGTTGGCTGTATTAAAACCACTAATTAGAAACCAAAATAAGGCACCTAAAATAGTTGCTAAAGTCATAATATATTTCATATTCTCTCCTTTTCAATGTTTATATTTATATAATACACTAAAGGACAGCTGGTGTCAAGCACTTTTTTCAATAAAAAAGCGTTAAAAATCAATGGTTTTTGAAAAAAATAGGGGGTGTGACATAAATGACCACCCCCTGGAGGCAGGAAATAGTAGTTTTTTTACTGATTCGTTACTGAGATAACGCACCAGAAGTTGAACCTCTAGCCTGAGGTTCTGGTGTTTTGTATTCATCATTCCAACCAAATGCTTCTTTCACCACAGCCGCTGATAAACCTTTATAGTGTTTATGTAGTTCTTTATCTTTCATTCTGATAACAACTTCGGCCTCACCTTTATGTAATGCTTCTAATGATTGGATAAACATAGTTTCTTTTCTAGTTTTTGATAAACTAGGGTCTGCGCCTGCTACAAAATGCCAGTATGCTTTACTTTCATTTTCTAGTAAACTATGTTCTGTTCCTTCAGGTGCCTCATTAGCAATGTAAGGAGGTGTTCCTTCTGGAATATCCCATGTAATATTTGGGTCAAACGAACCTTTAACAATTCGTCTTAAACCTGGACTGTCGTATTGTTTCAATACCTCAATCTTTTTAGTTTTGTCTTTTGCGTTATTAACTTTAGTCAATACTTCGTGCATTAACAATCTACTTGAGCCTCTAGTGGAAGCCATAGTTTGCATAGCCTTTTTTGACATTAAGTTTGGATTTTGCTCTGCCATATTATTTCTCCATGTTAAAAGTCACCAATGTTCTCCATTAAAGACTTCAATTTATTTTCAATAAAATAAGTTAACAACTTAGAACGGTCATTAAACTTATATGTACGATAACTATTTATAATCTCATTTTCTAGTAGTCCTGGTATTTGCATCAAGTCTACCAATTTCTTATTTCTCTCAAAATTGGCCTTTGTTTCAGCGTCCATTTGACCACTTGAAAATTCTTCTAATCTTTTTTTGGTAATTGGTTTTTGTTTTTCACCAGTTACAAAACAATCATCCGGTGATAATACATTTGGAACACCATCTGACCTATCACCTTTAATTATATGTTCTAATAAAAACTGTTCTGGTATCACATCTTCACCTAAAAACTTTTTCTGTATAGGTGCATATTGTTCCACATTGTTAAATCGTTGTAATTGTATAAAGTCTTTGTCACCTGATACAATCATTATCGGCTCAGATTGATGATAATACTTGACCAAAGTAGCAATAATATCATCAGCCTCACACCGTTCCACATACATAACTGCATATGGGAAGTTATCTCTAATTTCATTTTTTATTTCTGTAATTATATTAAATATATTCTCCCAATCAAAGGCAGAATCATCTCGTCCTTTTCTTCTACTATATTTGTAATTAGGAAAGGCATCTCTACGCCAAGGATTGCCTGCATCTGCACATAGTACCATTGTACCATATTTGTTTTTAAACTTCGTATTGAAGCCTCTCAAAGAATTGACCACCATATGTCTAATCATTTCTTTATTTGGTTTTACATCTGGCGCACCTCTAGTTTGCACCATAAAGTTTGAGATTAAGACTTGGTTTAGGTCAACTAATATCATTTGAAATTCCTTTTTGCATACCAATTATAAAATGACTTGTCTGTAAATAATTCTGCAATTTCATTAGCTGGTACTTGGTCTGATTTGATACAAGTTTCTAAATTTTCATATTCATATGTATCAACCTTTCTGGTCATCTTTTTATCTTTAAAATTTTCTGCTAGAGTTCTAACATTCCTCTCATGGTTTATGGTCATTGAGTAACTTCTTTCACTTCAAGTTCACCTTGGTAAACTGTATAAAAATCTACAGGTTCACCAAAAGTATCTAGTAAATAATCCCAGCCTTCTTCATCATGTTTTTCTTCAAGTTCTTCTATACTCATACCTTGTACATCATTGAAATAAAAAGAACATTGGTCATCAACCTCTTGGTCTTCTACCATTCCATGGTCAAATTCAAATTCATTATTGGCATCATTTGGGTCACCAATTATATCTGATAATTCTTCATCATCTTCAACTTTAATTACACAATGTCCCCAACGGTACATTTCTTCCGTTTCACATGAAATACCTTTTTCTTCATCTTTAAATATTTGATATTCAAATATAGATTTTTTCCATTTTGGTGATACTTTGTAAAATTTAGCCACGAGATTTACTCCAAGTTTTATCTAAGAAATAGTACCAAAAACCATTTATTATTGGTTCTATAAACGCATCAACGCCGGCAATAAACCAACTAGCGCCTGTTAAAATTCTAACACATATCATAGCAATAAAAATGTGTCCTATGGTATAAACAAAGGCTCTACCAATACTGGTGCCTGTGATTGTTTTGAATATACCTTTATTAAATTCTGTCATCATTAAAAGAAGTGGTGGCCGATTTCTCGGCCACACACATATAGTTATTTACGCACTAGCTGAATAGCCTTGAGCGCCAAATAAAGCAGATTGACCAGCTGCAATTACAGCTTTTGATGGTGTACCTACTCTATAAGAAACACCAGCAGATGTTCTATTTTCATAAATCATCATACCTTCGTTTCTAAGTTTACCAACCATAGAAGCTGGTGACCTTAGGTCAAATTTGCTTCTTAGAGTTTTCCAAGATACAGATTTACCTGTTGAGAAAAGGTTTCTTACCTTCTCAGTTTTTGAAGTTTTAGTTCTAGTCATATCATTTTCTCCTTCTTTAGATTTAAATATAGACATTATATTTGATAACATTATGTTACCGTCCTTTCTTAACTATTTTACAACCTGTCGAGGCGATTCCATAGGAATTCAGTTGTCATTTTCAGGCGGGTCATTTATATCAAAGTCTGGAATAAACTCAATACTGTTTCCACCATCTTCTAATTCTTCCGGTAAAGTCTTTAATGTTTTTGACTTTGTGTCATAGATTTTACCATAATCAATTCTTGCAATTTGTTCACCTTTAGGTGATACATCTATCGTAACTGTTTTATCAACTATCTTTTGTACGACATGATTTAATTCAAAATCTCTTTTTATCATACTTCGTAAAGCATCTACAAGGTATGAGAAATCTCTAGTGAAAGCCGGTGTTTGAGTTTTCATTGCCAAATCCACACACTTCTTTAATAGGTCGAGAGCAATGTCATCAACTGCGGCTTCAACAAATTGAATTGTTTGTTGCTTTTCAATTTGTTTTGAGAATTTAGGATCCTTTTTACCAACCTTTTGAGCGTTCTTAATACGGTCAATAGGAAAAAGGATAATCTTATCATCTGCCACTAAATTTTCTCACCCTTATAATTAACTTTACCTTTGTCTGCAAAAAATTCTACTAACTGGTTAAAACCACCAATTAACTCACCGTCAATAATAATCTGAGGCATGGTTCGCACCTGTTTGCCAACAGCTTCATATAGTTCTTCTGGTGTTGTAAAATCTTTACCAAACATTTTTTCTTCATAAGTTAGGTCAAGGCCTTTTATTAAGGCCTTTGCCTTATCACAATACCCACAGTTAGGTTTACTGTATATTACTATTTGCATTGTCATCATCTTTCATAAGTTCATTATACTTAATCTGTGCCTTTTCTTTTAGATTATAAGCATCAACAGCTTGTGCAACAGTGAAGTTGTACATTTTGTTGTACTCACCTAAAGGCAATCTTAAGCCAATCCAAACTCTATAATAACCATGCTTTGTTAAGGTAACATCCTGAGCAAAGATTTCATAACCTCTAACTGGCGTTTTCTTAATCTCATTGACTAATACAGATTCTACTTCACTTACAACTGTTTTAGTTTCAGTTTTACCAAGTTCAGTAATGAATTGTTTTGATTGTTTATTCATTTCGCCTGCAATAATATCAGCAAGTTCTGATTTTGCTAACATCTTACCTTTTTCAATAGCAAGTTGCAAGTCTGGAGATACAGCCGTGGCAACACCAAAGATACACATTTTATCTTTGTCTTTACCAAAATATGGCGTATCACAAGCCTTCGATTCGGAATAGTCAGCCATGTACCATTTTGGTACAGTATTCATAACTTTACCTGATTCTGACTTGATTTTGTAAGTATTACTACAAGCACCTAGCGTTAACGCCATTGCACCTACAGCAATTAATTTAAGTTTACTATTCATTTTTCACACTCTCCTGTACATAATACAATACTTCCTGTGATTTGTCAAGCGTCATTTGAACATACTCCAAAGCCTGTTCACTTGTCACACCTGTAAATATCACCAAGAGCAATGCTACAATGATAATATTCTTTATCATATTATTTTACCTCCCATTCGCCGTTAATTTTCAAACACGCTTTACCGAATGACTTAAAGGCGTGTTCGGGTCGACTATAATATCGACAATATTCTGGAGTTGATACATCTGTGTAGTAAAATTGAGCAAACAGTTCCCAATAACTAGGACCGTCAAACCTTTTTCTACCATCAGCACACTCCAAAATTTCTTCTTTCACAATATCACCATCATTATTTTGTTTGATAGTGACTTTTACATAACAAAATTGGCCATTAACTTCGTCTGGATTAATAGGTCTAATTTTTGTATATTCACTTGCAACAGCTATTCCTGACATTAATAAGAATAATATAAGAACAAATGTCCAAGTAAGATATTTCATAATCTGTTTATATTGATGTGGGTCAAACATAATTTTTCAACTTTTCAATACTATCCCTTGTATTATATATGGTATCATCAATAAAGTCAAGCCTGGATTGATTAGTTGTCAAATCCTTTTCTTCCTCTAATTCTTTGATTTCGTTCTCTAATTGTTCTATTTTTGTTCTAACTTCACTAACTGTCATAATTTACCTCTCACTTGTTTCTGGACTTTCTACCCAACGGCCGTCTGGTAACTGACAAGCAGTACCAAATACCATTTTTCTATTCACACCACCAAGTCCAATCAGTGGCCATTGATTTGTTATATCAACTGTGGCATCATAATCTTTACACTTAATAGGTCCTTTCAAATATGACCTAGTTGTTTTAATGATACCTGAATTTCCTGTCCTACCATTGTACCAATTTGTATAACTTGAACCGGCAGGTCCGTTATTTAAATGGTCTACAAATACAGCATGGTGTACATCATAGTCTGAATTATACATAATGTTAGCACCTGCAAATGAACCACCTAATGTACAGACAACCATTACTGCCGGGTCTGTAGAAAACTGAGCACATGAGGCAGCCGCTGTTGTACCACCCATTATTGCACCTACTTGACTTCTATTTGTACTACAACCACTAACAAGTATCGTCAGCAGTATCAGTAGGGTCAACTTTTTCATAATTACCTTTGTCTTGTGATACAATAAAACATTCACTTTGTATTTGTTGTATCATGTTATCAATTTCAATTGTGGAAGACTTGACAGCTCCGTATTTCATTTCACGGAGCCTGTCAGCATCTTTTTTTATACCATCTATTTTATCGCAAAAGTCACTAATTTTGTGATACATAGTTTTTCACCTTATTAAACAAGTCTTGTATATACAACTTATTCTTTTGGTTCTGTGCTTTAGCTTCAGACCAACTTTCTTTTTGAAACTCAACTGTTGTATTCCATTCTTTTTGGAACCAATCGGTCACTTTACTAACATCAGCTATTGCATTTGTAGAAAACAATACAAAAGCTATTACTATTAGTTTCTTCATACTTTTCTCCCAGCTGTTTTAAGGTCTTCTTTACCTACGACCATGTAAGGACCTTTATTGTAAGCAGGAACAATAGAATACTGTTTTGATACTTCTAATCGTTCTTGCCTTTGTTTGTGGTCGATAGTACCGCCATTACCTAGTTTACTACTTGCACTAGGATAATTCGGTGTTTCTCTACGGTAAACTTTTTCAGGTTCATACGAACCAATAATATGTTGTGTTTTGGTTTTTAACATACCAAATCTATACTTGATATAATCCTCTAAGTTCATCATGTGGTGATGTAAACCTTGTCTTTTCATATCTTTATTCCAGAGTCGCAAATCTTCTTCGTACTTAGCCAATTGATTAACAGAAAGATTTTTAATCTTCTTTCTGTTCTTTCTAATTGTGCCACTACTGGTGTTAGTATAGATAATTGCCATATTAGATTTCGTTAATAGATGTTTCTAAATCTTTAATGTTAGCTGACTTTTCATAATCAGCCATTGTTTTGACTTGACTACTAGCTTTTACTTCAGCATATGATTTACCCATAATAGACCTGTAAAACGCATCTCTAGGATCCGTTGTTTCATATAATTTTAAAAGATTTCTAAAGTTGATATTTACATCTTCAAAGACTTCAGGCATTTCACCTTCTAGTTTGATGTAGTCTTTAAGAATAGCGATTCTATTTTTATAGATGTCGTGTTCTTTCTCGTCTTGTGTTTTTTTCTTAGAAAGTTTTACATCTTTCTCTTTTGCGTGTTTGAATTCGTCAAAAATCATATCTTTTGTATATCTAAAATCTGATTTTACCATAATATAGTCCTTTCAATTTGAGTTAATATAGAATATCCTATCAAAATATAGAATATTTGGCAAGCCCTAAAAAAAGCGTGATTTTTCACGCTTTCCTGGAAAAAAGAAGCGCCAGGATGCGCCAGGATTGGTTTTTCGAAGCTAAGGAAGGTCAACATACACCAAGGTTTACTGATTCGTTCCATAGTTCTCCAAGTTTGCCATATCCAATTCATGCTTTCCAGCATCAATTTCCTCTTGGATTTTCGCCTGTTCCGTCACCCATTCATCATATTTGTCAATATTTGTCTGAGCATGGGCTCGCAAGACGGAAACCTTATCAATTACCGTATCGTAATCTTTATCAGCCATGGCATCCAAGATTTCGTTACACATATCTACTACTTCAAAAGCGCTAACATCAGCCATTAGTTTCGTCCTCCGAGTTCATAAGTAAAACAATGTAATGTACAGCCTTTAAAAGGTCAGCACGATTACGGCCATTCTTTTTACCGAACCTTGCAAGATATTTAATTGCATTTGCTTGGCAAAAATCTTTATCAATACCACAAGACCTTAACAAGTCTTGGACTTGTACACCGTCTTGTACCTGAGCATAGTGTTGACCATATGTTGATTTGATATAGTCACCAATTTCTTTCAGGATTTTATCTTCATTATATTTCATTATTTTCCTAACTGTTGTTCAAATTCTAAGTTTATCTGAGTATCTATATCTGAGTTTTCTTTTTCAGTTAGATTATCTTCTATCTGATTAAAATAACACCAGTAAGTACCATTGTCGCCTGTATATGTAACAGCGCCAGTATAACCTAAACTTGTATCATATGTTTTTGCATTTAAGGCTGTATCATTTTCAGCCGCTATATCGTTTGCTTCAGTAGCAATGCCGATATTAATTATCTCACCACTTCTACCGTGGTTTGCTTTGATTGTATCACCTACATTAATTATCATAATATAACTCCTTGTTAGTGTTTAGTTTTAAATAAGTATTCTTTATCATATGAAAGACCAAGTTTATAACAAATATAATCTGCGTCTTTCTCATTCTCTAGGCCTTCAGCCTCTAAAATCCATTTGATAGCAGTTTCTTTATCACCTGCACCTAGTTTTAGGTTTTCTGCAATCTGTTTTAAAAAAGTTTGGTATGCAGCTTCTTCCCATTTCTTTTCCTCGTCTGCCTGTTCTTTTGCAACAGCACATAGACGGTCTAATTCTTCTTCTAATTCTTTGTTTGACATTGCATCAAAATTGTAATGTCTACCTTTAACACCATAAGCGTCTTTGTGCATTTCATACACACTTGTAATAAGACTATCACGCTCAAAGTCTTCAACGGTAAAAATACCTTGGTCATTCCAATACTTAATGTCCTCAGTAATCATGCCAGCCCAACTACCAGGATTTTCATCCATCCATTTTTGTGACTTAGTGTTAATGTCTTTGATGTGTTGTAATAGTGTCATAGTGTTTTTACCTTTCATAAATTGCAAATGTATCGGCATAATTCATATGGCAGAAACTTTGAGGTCTGACATAATGGCCTTTACTCTTACCTCTATACCTGTATCTTACATTCATTGCGTTCTTATGGCAAGAGATTTCTTTAAAATATTTTAAATATTTAATTGGTATGCCAGAAGCGATACAAGGTCCTTTATATGTAAATGGGTCAATCATATATTTTGAAATAAGTGGATTGAC